GAAGTAGTGCAAGGCACTTTGTATTTATAACGCGTCTTCCCGCGTGGTGATTACACCAATTTTAGACGACATAAGCCGGCGCCGCTATCCATCGGAGGAGTGAAAAGTCCTCTCCTACCGCGGATTCCTCGACGAATGCACTTTTTGTCGCCAGTGCAACCTCAAAGTACGCATTATACTGTTGAGTGACAAGGTTGTTTAGGGCTGCTGTACTATTGTAAGGGTTCGAAGTACAGGCCCAGTGAAACAGGTTATTGCTATAAAACGGCAACTCAAATTCTATTCCGGCGTTCGTGTGTGGTATAAAAGCCACGTACCCGCCGAGTAGTTGGTTGGGACCGTAAGATGCTGCTGTGAAGGAAAAACCTGTTGTTACCGACGTTGTAGGATATTGAAGTCCCACTTTTACTGCATTCATGAATCCCTGTGAATCAGCCGTGACATAACGTATCCTCTTTCTCTGACCGCCCCGCATTCCCAGATAGGCATACTGCAAATAGCCCAGCAAGGCTGGACCATAAGTAGTGCCAGTCGTAAAGCTGGGTACAGTCGGAGGAATGATAGGTCCTGTATAAGTAGCAATTCCCAAGAGGCCCGTATTCGATACCTCCGCAACATATGTCGTTGTGAACCGACGCAACAAATTCCGAAACGACACAGGCACCTCTCCAAAATGCAGCTCACTGATGTGATCCATTGATGCCCCAGTGGGATTGATCTCAAAACATGTAACCTCAATCGATGAGTTATCCGCACTGCCCTTATCCGATTCCGTCAGAGCACGAGATATCGGAAGCTGAACATCAGAGAATTGATTGTACTGTATGTTCTTCGAATGAACGTAGACATTGACTGACACTCCACTTCCGTCCGGGGACTGAATTTCCGTGATAGGAGTGCAACCTATATATCCATTGGCATATTCGAAATAGTTCATAGGACTAGTGATGGACGTGCCACAGGAGCCAACAGTCATCCCTCTTCCTGTCATAACCATGGCCCAATGTCGCGCAAAGGACCAGTTGACACAGAAGGAGACGGACTGTGCTTGCTGTATGTCAATTGTTTCAAAGAACTGCTTATTGAGAGACAAGTTGGCATCAATCAGGACCTGGGCAGAGACGTTTGGCTCATAGTAGAATCCCAAAACGCCCCTGTGGAAGTTAGAACACACGATCTCGAACCTAAAGGTAATATCTCCCCTCCAATAGAGAAACGGAATAGCGCTAAAGAGCAGAGCGGTGGGCTGTATATAATTAGCACCAGAATCCTGAACACCAACAATAGGGCTAACTATCGATTCCCACAGGGGACCCGAAAGTGGGGCAGTTCCAGCAGGCCAAGTAAAAGTTGTGAGATAAGACTCTATTCCGGCGACATAAGCAATGGACATCTCGTCTTCTGTGACTCCCACAACTCTCGGGTCTACGGTAAGCTCCTGTTTTGGATCGAGCGTAATGCGTTTTCCAGTATCATATCCAATTACGTGAGCAGCATTCTGATAGGGCTCGTTCTTCACTCTGCTAGGCATGGTCTCTATAGTCGGAACTGACCAGCCAAACAGGGCAGCGAGACTCCCTACTCCATCAGCTATCATGGAACTCGCTGAAGCAAAAGGAGAAATTATAGGTACTGACATCAGGGACTTGGAGATAGCAGACACACGAGAGGCTATTCTCTGCACTGGACCAGTCTTTCGTTCATCGTGGTCTGATTCCGTAGTTACAGTAGATTGTGTACCGGTAGCACAGCCGAGTTCTACATTCTCCAACCAAGCGTAGACATACAGGCTAATAGTCGAAGGCGAAGCTGAGACTGACTTAACCTGATTTACGGTGTAGATATAGATCTGGCCAAGCTCAATTATGTCGTTGAATGCCGAACCGGCAGCTTGGGCGGCCGTCTGCTTGTTGAAAAGACGAATCATGGGCTGGGGGGATATGTATGGTATGATCAAGTCTATGGGCACGTTTCTTCTCACATCCACAATCTGAGAACCAGGCACCTGGGATAAGAAAGTTATCAAATTGGACTGTGAGGCGCCAACAGATATGAGCTTCTGGAGAGCATCATTGTACGAATCAAACGGCACCCAACCATAGTAAAGTCTCCCATAATGAAAGGGAGTGCCCGACTGAACGATACGAACATGGAGGTCGCCCTTTATAAATCCGTAATTTCGTAATTTTGCTCTCAGGGCTGGCTCAGAAAACAAAAGATTCCACGCATCTACAGTAGTGTTGACAGTCGTACTCTCCCCAATGGTAAAAGATGCAATCTGAATAGGTCGAGCCAGAAACTCACTCATACCCAACATTGTGTCACTCAGAACTGATGTCTTGACACTGGGCCCAAAGGATGATGGCACAGGAGCGTCCCCTGAAGAGATTTCCACATTCCCTCGTCTTTCCGTGGTGGTCACAGCCCCCTCCTCCATAACGGACACGTCTCCCTCACACCGAGCTGGACGCTCGGAGCAGAAGAGATCCCAAATATCCATGATGGCATCTACGGCAAAGTTGTCTGAAGCGGCTTGCACTGTGGCATCCCATACACCAAAGCTCTCTGTATGTGGCTTCTTAGGTAACGGCTCACCATATTCCATTCGCACTGGTATTCGTTCTTCACCATGAACTCTATCGGTGATCAGGAGCACGTCGATAGCTCGATCGCGTGTCCAGGGATTGGCATTGTGCAAGTCAAGTACAATTCGCCCTTCCCAACCATTGGGTGTATTGAACTCTTGCACTACCTGGGACCAATTGTCATCCCATTCTGCATGGTAATCTCGAACGGCAGAATGATCGCTCTCTGTATTCACCTTGGCGTACCTCCTCTTTGCGGCTGTGGACGTGAGGGAGGTAATTGTTGATTTTATCGATTCCACTCGCGATGCCGCTGCAATGTAACTTTCACACTGCCTCGCGAATTTTGGGTCCTTGGCATAAGTATGCGTACGTCTCATATCTCGTGCGGACATACCATTCAGAGGGCTCGCCATACCTGCGAGCTCTTGTTCTGCATCCTTCAGATCCGAAAGATGCTCTATGATATTCGCTTCCAGAACGTCATCAAAGGTAAGATTGCTCAGTCATTATTACTCACTGACACCGACTGATTCATCAGTGAGGTCGAACTTTGGTCTATTTTGCGGCGACCATTCAAAAGCCGCGTTAGAGGCAGCATGAGTGTCCTTCTCATTAGTGCTGGCTCCCCGCATCCTCTCCAAAAGAACATCGTAACTAGGGATCAAGTTGGTGTACTCGGGACCTACCCCGAAATAAGAGGTATGCTTTTTGATCAGGAATTGTCGTACCCGATCGTGCTGATCTTTAGATGCATGGAACATGAGCTCAATCAGAAAACTCGTTATAGTGTCTCGCAACTGACACTCTGCGCTCACTTCCTTAGACGGCAAATACCATAGTAAACTGCGCATTAGTGATTCTGGGTCTAAGGGTGCAACAATCCTCCCCATACTAGGCGAATAGACAAATGTCCGCTTGAGGAAAGTCATATTGCTAGGATCAACGAACTCTGTCAAAGTACCATCTTTTGCAGCTGACGTATAATCCATATCATAGGCCTCTTTGATAAAAGCGGCATAAGTGCAGTTGTTGAAGGTGGTCTCAAACAACTCCTTTACTGCAGCAAGCAGGTCATCTCCATATGTCGTAGGTCTGACTCCTGAGAAAAATGACTCAGTGTGCCCCATTTTGTACCAGGCATACATGAGCATAATCACTCCTCTCAGGCAGTTATCCTCTGCAGTACCGGGCTTGCCTGAGGGCTGAATGCCGCATGTGCGAAAGAGATCTCCTAGACACTCAAACCATGGAAACAGGCCGTCTGTCAGGACGCCAGTAAGAACTGTAAGTGCGTGCTCACTGTAACCTAGCCTGGCACATACATGATACACCACTGACGCCGCTGCCCAACCAATATCAAACAACATGTCGGTATCATACTGCTTGTAATCTCCTTCCATGATATGTTTCCCAAACTCAACAAGATTCAAATAGACCTTCTCCGCCTCACTGTGCATGTCCGTACCGACTGCGCTACCAAACAGGTCTCCGTGTTCTATCATGAGTGCATAGAAAGGTTGGAGTAACATCCTAGACGCCAGAAGGCCATCAATGGGAGCACCTCCAAACAGGCGCGTCTTCCCTTCTGACACCTTCTTTGATTCTCTGGGCTCATCCTTGAGGTTCGCCTTAAAGATAATGTTCGCTGTAGTCCCGCCCATCCACATCTCAAGCTTCTCCCGAACCTTGGCGCGTAACTCAGCAACGGGAACACGGACGCCATCCTCCAGAGGAATGTACTTCGCTTTGCTACCTTTCCAGCCGACTCCTGCTGCAGTTGATGCCTTAACCCTTCGTATGTACTCATTCTCAGGGGAACCATTTATGGCCGTTTCTAGGGACAGGGGGGCAATCAAAGTAACCCCGCGACTTTCAAGGCCAGAGGTAATTCGCTCTACAAGTTCCATCACAACTTTCTCCAGAATAGTCCGATCCAGGGCAGGCTTACCTTTGGACATCTTCTTGAGATTGATGTTAAATGGGTTAATGTACTCTCCATCCTTCCGTATAGACTTCATCAGTGGCGGCAAAAACTCCTTCTGACGAACAAATCCCAATTCCTGTTCCATGCACTCATCAAACTCCTTCAAAGCTTCTCGGTGCAAGGGCGTCTTCGTGAGCTTACTCTTGAGGTTCGCCAAAACAGGACCAGGTAGCTTTCCAAAGTACTCGACTCCACACAGGCTCTCATGACAGAATGCACTCTTGTGAATCGGCATCTCTAACTCCGGCAGGTTCTTCAGCGACTCTGACGCAACGGGAATAAGGGGCGAGTTGTTCTTGAACTCTGCAATGGCCTCGAACACTCTTCCGGGATTAATGTAGCTAGCATAGGCGAGCGGATTACCGTCTTGCTCACCGGCAGAGTGGATCCCCACAATGCTAAAGCCTCTCGAAAACTGACCAATAATCGGGATGCCACACATGCCAGCAATGTGTCCAGGGTAGAAGTAAGAAAGAGGGTTGTGGAGCACTCCCGGACCAACCAAATCATCAATTGTCTCGACGTCCCGCTTCATTGCTACAAGTGTGATAGGTTTTCCAGAAATGAGGCCAGGAGCCACTTCGGGACGCTCCGTGGTGAAATGGGGAGTCGCATCCTTAAATAGAACTCCCGACAATCGTATCAAGTGAAGATCCTCTCCAAGGTCCACTACATCCATTCGGCGAAGGCGAGACAGCACACGGGGACCAGTAAAATCCTTAGTGGCGCCATGAGGATAGACATAGACCAAAAGCTCATCCTTGAAGTTGAGCAAAGCATGCGTATTGACGATTGCGTATGAACTCAGAACTCCGAACACATAGCTATACGTATGCACCAACTTGGGGCCAGGGACAATTAGCTCAACGAATCGGGTATTTCGCGTATACTTTTCCCATAGAGACTTAGCGTCCGAGGTGTGCTTAGCAACATCAACATGAAGAGTGTTCCAGCTCTGTTTTTTAATTGCCGCGTTTCCAACCTTCACAAAGGGTATCCCAGATCCAATTACGCGCTCAATACGAGACAAAGCTTTCTCATCTGTCTCAGCCTCAATCTCCTCAGTATCATCCTTATCACCTCCCTGAGATCGAGCTGGTCGATTTGGCTTAAAGTGGACAGTAAGTACTTCCTCCTCAGGGTCGGTGCCATTCAGAAACGATCGTATGGCTAAGATAGCTCCGATTCCTAATGAAGATGCAACAAGGGCCGCAATAAGTACTCTATGTTTACCACCAAATTCGAGTATGTTCTTTGTGCCAAAGTCAAGATAATAGGATAGCTGATCAAATTTGTCCTTGACGACAAGCACAGTTCTCGCACGCTCTTGAGCTAACATAGCCTGAGTGAGATAAGTTTTCCAGACCCATCTGATCATAAAGAATAGAAGGAGAATGATCACTATTGCGTACGGGGAACTCCTGAAGGCCCACAGAAGAAGCATCAAGATAAAAACCATAACACTACTCGACACCAATTGAGGTCCTACGTTTTCTCCAATGTACCACTCGGCTACGGCAATCGTAGCCAAGAGGCCGAATCCGGCTACGCACCCTCCAGCAGAGCAAAACACCTGCTTGAACCACGAGGGTATCGAACCCGGATGTAAAGACTCCCACCAGAGGCGAACCTTGGACATCGTATCTGGGTCTGCTTCCGTCTTTGCTACCTTGGGTTTAGTCGCTCTCAGAAAAGCCAGTTGTCGTGCACTGGGCTCCGTAATCTCGGCCAGAGGAGCATTCTTCGCGAGTTGCAATAGCTCAGTGTCTGTAAGGGGGTTGTGGACCAATCCATATACCTCATCTCGAGCGGCCATCTGAGCCTGATTGTTCTTTGTCTCCCGCAAAATATGCTCCTTAATCATGACAAACAAGACGTCGTGTAAAGCGTCATAATCCATCCATTTCTCACCATTGGGACCTAGGATGTCTATGGGATCTACTTTCGTGTTCCCAGTAGGTACCATCTCGATAAGATTAAAATGCCACTTATCATAATATCTGGAACCATCGAATGCTTTCTTTGGGTCGAACAGGAACTCGCTCCCAGTCTTCCGGTACTCTGGTTTCACCTTCATGCGCAGCTGTTTCCATCTTCGGTGTACAGCACCTGGGGCGTTAAAAACGACGTCAATGTTCGCTCTTTCGTCATTTCCATCCATTACACACATGTCAGGTATACAGAACACCTTACCCTTGTCCTCAAAGGGCATTGGAGGAGGATACGGCTGATTATCACACACTGCAAGGACCTCACTCAGAACCGGATCACCCATGTGCTTAGCTATATCTCTGTGTAGCGCACCCACCTCTGGAAGGTGAATGTAGGGTTGCTCATACATCTTATAGTTTGACCAGTACTTGTCTACGAACACACGCTTGTAAACCATTCCTCGATTAAATCGACGTTTCACAACTTCCGCATGTATCATAAACAAACCATTGATGAGCTGAGACTTTCCTTCTCCGGGGCGTCCTGTAACAAAGATGTTGAACGGGGCATTCCGTCCATCTGCAATCATTTCCGCATGAACCTCAGAAAACGCCTTCAAGAGCGCAAAGTAATTATCATTGATCTCCTTACCCTCTCGTTTCAAGTGATTAACTCTCTGGCGCAGGACCTCATAAAAGGCAATGACTGCATTCGCTCGCGTAGCCCACACTACCCGATCCATGTAACCCTCCTGTGAGAGGCCTGAGTACAAACGATCCTTGTAGGCCAACAGCTCCCTGCATTCCTCAGAGGCACACGCAACCGGATCATCCATAAACAGAGCCTTCGTAAGTGGCACTCCCTCTGTCACCAAGTCGGCAATGTTTAGGAGTCGGGCCACACAGTCCAAAAGAACTTGTACCAGACCCAACATGGACATGCCTTCTGCTTTTCCAAACCAAGCATATATCTGTAATGCGGTCTCCTTTTCAAAACAGTGGAGAGCAGCCAAAGACACAACTATCTTTCTGATACAGATCGAGGCAGCACTGTCTACAGAAATAGTCAAGAAGGTCTTCATATCTTTCATCAGATCCAGAACACCCATGTCTCTGAACCATCCCTCGGTGTGCGCAGGACGCTTAACGGTAAACACTCTGCGTAAAGACTCAAAAATCCCAGTAGCAGCAAGAGTCTTCACTGCATTGGTTTTTATATCCGGGTATATAGAGGCGTAATTGTACACTGCAGCAGCTGTATCCAATGCATTCCTGCTATAGTATAGCTGATAGAGTAAGACAAGTAGGCGCGATGCTTCATGGAAGTTAAACTGGGCTTGACCATTGGTCGCGGCCTGCAACAACTTCTCGAACTTCCCCTTCCAGGACTGAGACTTCTCTTCAAGCAATTTGCTCTTAGCCTCAAGTTCATCGGGGGACGAGTCGCGATCTGCATATGCATCAAACTCAATCTCATCATCTGAGTCTGAGTAGGGATTGAAGAAGCTCTGTCTCTCCTCGTTCTTCAAGAGCACAGTCTCCCGTAGCTGCTCTGCCTTAAGATTAATTTGATCAATCTCCGGCTGAGTCTCCCTCTCAAACGTGACATGCATCGAAATTGGTTTGGGCTCTTGGAGTATCTCGGTATTGGTAAACTCGTCCAAGTCTCTTGAATCTGACTTCAATTCCTCTAGCATTTGTGTATCATTGTATCCAATCAGGATATCATCAGGCATTGCTTCGTGTCGGGCAGGCTTCGATCTAACCTTCTTAACATAGGTGGACTGGATCAGCATCTGGCGATATATCGGGTTTTCATCTACAAGCTCTCGCTTGAGTTGTACCGACATCTTACGGTCAAAGAACTGTTCTTTATCCTTAACAGTGTTAAGGACCTTCCAAGCTTTGCGCTTCTCTTCGCGCTTCTTCCATTTAGCGGTGGCAATGCCACGCTCGTCATGTCGGGCTTTCTCCTCTACTTTACATATCTCCAATGCAACTCCCTTAGGCACATGTGCCTTCATAGGGGCTTCCTTATACCTAGTAAAATGAGGTAGTATCTCATGAGCCCGAGCGGTAATTAGATGCAAATTCTGCATAGCAAAAGTCACATCGCATACCTCATCATTCTCAATAGAGAACGCAATGAATTCAGCATCATTGTTGGCAGCAACTTCAGCGAGACGAAGCAATTGTTTCTCCCTCCACTTCATCTCAACGGCGGACATTGTATTCCCATTCAGGGCATGCATTGTCCGATTGTGATTCTCCGCGAGATACTCACTATAGGCATCATAAATGCCTAAAAGGAACTGTCTTTCATTATGGCTCAAGGATGGCGGGCCAGTAAAGATTAGAACCGGGGTTCTCGGATAAGGATATGATACCATAGCATCATCAAATGATGCCAGTTCATGTCCTAAGAAATTAAACTCGGTCTCGTCAATTAGGGGCGGAACAGGGTCACTCTCAATAGGAACAGGGGTATTGAATAATTCGTTAAATTCGGAACCGTCAAAGGTGCTTAGATCCATGCCGAATAGGCCGTCGGCGACGTTATAGCCATTGTTTATTTTCGGGAAGAAACGAGAGTTTTAAGCCGGGATGGCAGGTTTCCTCACAACCACAAGCGGCCACTCAGAAGTTCGCTACCTATTGTAGCTAATTCCTATGGTCTAGCCTTTGGGTACGTAAACAAAACGCGGCACAAGTCATACTACTGTAATGCGATAAGTAAGAGCACGGTCTGCGGAACGTGGTCGTCCTTCTTCATCGTAACGGAATCCTTTCCTGTCGTTACGCAAACTCCCATATAGGGGGGGCGTGTCAGAAGCAACCTACAGCGTATGTCACACTCTCATCAACAAGAGTGTGAAATCAATTATTTTTTCTATACATGAAAGAAGTTGATTTCTTCCGTAAGGACCATCAGGTGCCATAGCACTTAGCATCCTTGGCAAGCACACATTTCTTTACTGTAATGTTCAGCTGTATAAGCATGTAACACGTATCAAAGTAAATTGGTTAATACCATTTTTACAATTTTGTTCTCTTCGCGCATAAAGCGCCCTATCTCTAATTAAAATTAGATTTATATATAAGGCCCTAATCTAGAGCCGTCCTTGTAGGACAGGTGTTTAGAAAGACGGAGGGGCATTATCCCACCAGCGTCATAGTCGAAAGTATTCTTGATTATGTCGTTCAATCAACATTGATGTTGTTGTTCTATCTAATAGTTTGCTCATTTTATTGAGCATCATATCAAACAAAAATTCAACACTATATCTCATAAAATTCACAACTAGAATACAAACTACTACAACGGGGGAGGGGTTTA